GGGCATGTGGTGCTTCTGCTGGGTTTATTGCTTGTAAAGAAGAAAAACCTGATGAAGTATATTTAATAGGACATGATCTAGTTTCAGATGATAACAAAGTTAATAATTTATTTGCAGGTACAAAACATTATGTTGCAAAAGATAATGGACCTACGCCACATGTAAATTGGGTTAATCAATGGTTTACACTTTTTGACTGGAATCAAAACATCAAGTTTTTTAAAGTCAACAAAGATGACACACCTGTACCTACAAATCAACCCATAAAAGAGTGGTTGCAATGGTCAGATAAAGGAGTTATATCATATATGACACAAGCACAACTGCTTGACAAAATGAGTAAATGGTGATATAATTAAACTATGTTTGATGAAATAATATACAAAGTATTAGATAAAATTGTGACAACCTGTGAGTGCATTAAAAAATGTATAAAAGATAGGTCTCTACCAAAGGCATGTTATGATAAAAAGACTAAGCAAGAAGAAGTAAAAAAATGGGCAAAGGAGAGAGAAAACAATTATAAATAATACTATAATATTTAAATTAATACATACAACAATATATACAAAGGATACATACAAATGACAAGTGCATTAGAAAATCTAAAAAAGTCAAAATCTAACTTTGACATCTTAACAAAACAGTTAGAAAAATCAATCGAACAACCAGAAAAGAAAAAATCATACCAAGACGATAGGTTATGGAAACCAGAACTTGACAAATCAGGTAATGGTTACGCAGTATTAAGATTCTTACCTGCTGTAGAAGGCGAAGATATGCCATGGCAAAGAGTCTGGAACCATGCGTTTCAAGGACCAGGTGGTCAATGGTATATTGAAAACTCTTTAACAACTTTAAATCAAAAAGATCCTGTTAGTGAAGAAAACACTAGATTGTGGAATACAGGCATAGAAGCAGACAAAGAGATTGCTAGAAAAAGAAAAAGAAAATTATCTTACTATTCTAACATCTATGTTGTCAGCGATCCTAAACATCCTGAAAACGAAGGCAAAGTATTCTTATTCAAATATGGTAAGAAAATATTTGACAAGTTATCAGAAGCGATGAACCCTCACTTTGAAGATGAGAAGGCAGTAAACCCATTTGATTTTTGGGAAGGTGCTAACTTCAAATTAAAAATCAGAAAAGTAGATGGTTATTGGAACTATGACAAATCTGAATTTGAGCCAGTTAGTAGATTAAAACCTACTGACGAGGAGATTGACAAAATATGGAAATCTCAATATGCTCTAAAGGCCTTCGTTGATCCAAGTAATTTTAAATCTTATGATGAACTCAAAGAGAAACTGAATAAGGTTCTTACTGGAACAAGAAGTACGGAGTCCGTAGAAGACATAGACCTCCCACCAGTCAGCAATGACTTACCTAAGTCTTCTAACGGTGCCGTAGAGAAAGAGGAAACGTCTAACGATGGAGATGATCTGTCGTATTTTAGTAAATTAGCTGAAGACGATTCCTAATATCTATCTCTCTCACTTTCTCAAAACGGGTGCCTTTAATTAGGCACCCACATTAACAAACAAGTAATCTATAAACGGTTACTAACTTTTAAATAAGGAATAAAATGACAGACAATACACATATAATAATGCCTGGTAATTCATTTACTAAAGCAGACATAGACAAATCACACAAATTTAATCCAAGAGAAAATACACCAGAGTTTTATGGCGAAGACTTGCCTAAAGATGTTGAATATCTAGGTTCGCAAATTATGAAACCAGATGATATTAAATTAGATAATTTTTTCAAAGACGGCTCTGAAGATCAGAATAAAATGATTCAATCAATAAGAGCAAAAGAAGTTAAAAGAAAAGAACTAACTAACTCACTTCAAAGAGGTTATGACCTACGAGAACACCTAATATCAGTAAGACTAGATGAAAAGACAGGTAAAACTTTTATATTAGATGGTAGAGGTAAATACTTCATAATGCAAAAGTTAGGTTGGGATAATCTACTTGTTGATATTTACAAATGCAAAACACCATTGGCATATAGTAGATTAGGTAATATTAAGAATAGACCTGCCAAGGTTGCAAACCCTATCAGTAAATTAGATGTTGTTAAACACTTAACAACACACAAAGAACAACTTGGCATAACTGATAAAATGTCGAATGATGAGATAGCAGATATATTTACTAAAGAGGCAAAACTAATTGGTAATCCTATATGGCAGAAACCTACTTATGATAAAATTGTTTTACAGGCAATATCTGAAGTAGGTAAATATCAAATAGTAGTGCATGATGAAACATCAGCGACTCGTTGGGCAAAAGCAAATAATTATGTTGATGTTGAAGATAGTGGTATATTCTACATGATCTCATCAGCAGCAACTCCTGCTAAAACAATTTTAAGAGCAGCTAAACAAGCAAAGTATTATACTGATAACGCAAAAATATTTAAAGAGTTAAGAATAATACTACACCATGGTTTTTTAGAAGGTGCTGATCCTGAAGGTTCATGGAAAAAAACTAAAGACAAAGGTTTAAAAGACTTCAATGATTACAAAGACCTTTTAAAATATTATTTTACAAATGATAAAAAGGAACTAAAGTTTTCTAATAAAATTAAATTGTATGGTATAACACCTGCTTTAGAGGAATTAGAAGATGATTACCCTCTAAATAAAGTTGTTAAATATGATATGATTGAAGAAATACAAGAGGCATTAGAAACAGAGGAAACTATCAAACCTGACTTTGAAGGTCCATTAGGTGTATGAAGATAAAGAAGTTACCTAATATTGATAGGAGGGCATACAAGGGTCTTTTTAGACCCTTAAACCCTCAAAAGTATAAAGGCAATCACAAAAACATAGTTTATAGATCAAGTTGGGAAAAAAGATTTATGGTCTATTGTGACAAGACAAAAGAGATTATAGAATGGGGAAGCGAAGAACTATCAATTTTTTATAGAGGTGTTGATGGCAAGCCACATAGATATTATCCTGACTTTTATATGAAGGTCAGACAACCAAACGGCACATATAAAAAATTTATAGTAGAAATCAAACCTAAATATCAAACAAGAAAACCACAACCAGGTAAGATTAAATCAGCATATTTTAAGAAGTCATTATTGACATATGAAACAAACAGACGTAAATGGTCAACAGCATTTGCTTTCTGTAAAAAGCACAATATGACGTTTAAAATACTCACCGAAGATCATCTAAAGACCTTTTAAATCATCATAAATAGTAGTATGGCAAGTGTATTTGACACAATCAAAATGAAGGCAGGAGATACTGACCGTTCTAATAACTGGTACAGAGGACAAGTTAATAGAATAGCAAGTGGTACTACTGCTAGAGAATTGTTTAGACAAGGTAAACTAGCAAGACGACCTAGTGTAGGTAGATTAAATCTATTTGGGTATAATCCTAAATTAAGAAGAACTTTACCATACTATGATGTATTTCCATTAGTATTACCTTTAGAAGCAATACCAGGTGGGTTTATAGGTATGAACTTTCATTATCTACCACCATTATTAAGAACAAGATTATTAGAACGTATGCAGGCAAAAGCAACAGATAAAAGATTTGATAGTAAAACAAAGTTTGATGTAACCTATTCAGATGTTAAAAATTTAAGTATAGTTAAACCAACGATTAAAAAATATTTGTACCCATATGTTCAGACAGGTTTTTTAAGAATAAATGCTGACGAAGCTGCAACAGCAATATATTTACCTGTACAAAGATTTAAGAAGGCTTCAGAGGCAAGAGTATATGCAGATAGTAGGAGATTTATCTAATGGCAATAGCAAGAGTAGGTAAACGATTTGGTGTATTTGATATTAGAATAGGATTACCTAGAGATAAAGGTTTTGATCCTGTTGAGGCAAGCAAGCGAATCAATCAAAGAGCAAATCCACAAACTACAATTAACAAATTTAGAGCATTAGTTTCTAGTGGTGAAGGTCTTGCAAGATCAAATAAATTTATTGCAGTAATAAACTTCCCATCAGGTGTGACAGCACAAACAGACTTTGATGGTTCAGAATTTCAGGAATATCAAACAGCGGCAGACTATACTAACACATTAAAGAATGACATAAGAGAGCGATTATTCTTTTTTTGTGATGGTGCAAGTATGCCAGGCAGAACTATAACAGATGAAACAAATGACCAGTTGTATGGTCCTGAAAGAAGTATTGCAAGAGGTGTTAGTTATGATGATATAACACTTACCTTTTACATGGATCAACAAATGGCTGAACAAGTTTTATTTAAGTCATGGCAAAACATGGCAATAAGTCCAAATACATATAATTCAAACTACTATGATGAATACACAGGTAGTATTGACATATATCCATTAGTAGCATTATCAGATGGTACGATACCAAGAGCAGACGCAAATGAAACACCTGCTCAAGGTGAACCACTTGCAAGAGCAACCCTAGGTGCTAACTTCACACATTTAGTTGAAGCATTTCCTAAAACAATTGCACCAGTAGATTTATCATATTCTAACAATAACGCAATAGCAAAATTAAGTGTTACCTTTTCATACAGATATGCTGTGACACCTGCTGATTTAGCAGTCACAGGCGCTTCAGGACCTAACAGAGTATCAGGTAGATTAAGAGGTGATGTAAGATTACCAACTGAAGACATAGATCAAAGATTTGGTAAAACATTAGGTGGTATAATTAAGAAGTTACCACCTGAATTAAGAAGAGCAGGCCGAGATGTTATCAATCAGGCCAAAACTAGATTCCCAATAGGTAGAATCTTTGGTGGTAAA